ATGCCAAAACAAGTAATTTCGCTTACAGATTCAAAAATCAAAGCATTCCTTCGAGACATAAAAACTAACAATCCCAATGGCTTACAAACTGACGTAAGACTCAGTGATGGTGCGGGTTTGAATCTTCTAATTCGTAAAAATGGGTCTGTAATGTGGCGTTTTGACTATACGCGCCCAATAACAAAAAAAAGAAATACGATGTCGATCGGAACTTATCCGCAAATATCTTTAGCCAAAGCGCGTGAATATAGAGACCAATATCGAGCTTTAATTGCTGCAGGAAAAGATCCTCAATCTGAAAAGCAGGGCGTAGAAGAAAAAGAACGCCTAAAACAACAGGCAACATTTAAATCAGTTTCAGAGCTATATAAAAGTAAACAGCGGTTGGCTCCAGCTACAGAAATTCGTAACGAGCGAATTTTTACAAAACTTTATCGTGATATCGGAAATATGCCTATTTCTGAAATTACACCACGTGATTTGGCTAAGGTAATTGAAAAAGACGAAAACAAAGGTTTTATTGAGTCTGCAATGCGCATTCGCTCTAAGGCATCACAAGTATTTCGTTTTGCTGTGAAGATGGGGCTTTGTGAAAGGGATATTGCTCAGGATTTGGCTGGCACAATTACTCAGCGTGAAAAAAACCACTATTCAGCATTAACAGATCCATTCGATTTCGCGCGCTTATTATTTGACATTGATAGTTATGAATCGCAACTTGTGCACGTGAAGTTTGCATTACAGCTTGCACCGTTAGTATTTGTACGTATTGGCGAACTACGTAATGCGAAATGGTCTGATATTGATTTTGATAGTGCAACTTGGTCTTACACTCCCTCTAAGACCTCTGCTAAAACTGGTCTCGATCATATTGTTCCACTCTCCACACAAGCCGTAGCTATTTTGAAAGAAGCATATAATTTTACAAATAACTCTGAATTTGTGTTCCCGTCGCGCTCTGACAATAATCGTCCTATTTCAGATATGTCTATTAACATGGCATTACGTCGCATGGGGTACAGCAATGAGGAAATGACTGGGCATGGTTTCCGTGCAATCGCCAGAACATTACTCGATGAGGTTTTGGAGTTCCCGCTAGATATTATTGAGCAGCAGCTGGCGCATCAGGTAAGAGATATGCATGGTAGGGCATACAATCGTACTAAGCACTTAGATAAGCGCCGTGCAATGATGCAAAGATGGTCTGATTATTGTGACGAATTAAAAGCACAATTTATTGCATCGAAAGATAGAAAATTTACTGAATCAAAGCCCTCATGATGCGAGGGCTTTGTTTTTATTAAAGTGAGCATAAATCGTAGACTTCCACCAATGTTTATATCCACTTTCGCTTACCCAGTCCGGCGCAGGGAAACTGCCAATATCCACTGACTTAATAATTGTTGCACGTGTCATTCCCACCATTTCAACAACGTCACTGGTTTTAAGCAGCCGATCTTCTTCGCCGTGCAAAACTTCTTTATTGCTCATACCGTCTCCTTCAAACTTTCCAATCTTTTACCCGCTTTTATTTCTTCATCGGTGGCGTGTCTAAACTCATCCTTATGAGCCATTTCCCCATTTTCCGCATACGCATATCCGATGTACGCGCAGCCTTCCACCGCACTGGACCACATTGCAAAAACCTTTAATTCACCGTCATGGATAATATAATCATCAGGTTCAAAAATATTGTGCTGGCGGCGGTATTCCAACAATGTTGCATCTTTTACATTGCGCCAATTCTCGCCATGGTTAAGCAGCCAAGATGTGTTTTTCTTTTTTGCTTCTTCATAACCACCAAGTTCATTAATGTAATCGGTTACTAAATTCATGACACCTCTCCCAAAGCCTTTACCACGCCATACTGATCAAACTCCGCGATATATGACGACAGCATGTGGTAATACAGATCAGCATTTGAATCACTCACCTCCAAAATAACGCCTGTGCCATTGTTCACGCGCTGCCTTAAGGTTGCTTCCAGTTTCTGCACAAAGTTGCTGTGCAAGTGATGTGACTCACTCGCAATATGGTACAAAGCGCCTGTTTCACCTGCATCCAAGACCAAGTTGAAAGGCTTGTCCTTGTGCAACTCACCAATGATGAAGTTAGCCACAGCAATGTTTGTTTGTTGAATTTCAGTCATTGGTTGGTTCCTGTGCTTCGATCATGGCTTTGTAGATAAACTCATTACGAGTGTTATGGCTCATTTCCTGAATTTCACCATCATAATCCCATGTCGCATCGATCATTTTTGGTGTTGGCTCTTTCGGCATTTTGGGATTTATACAAGTGATAGAACCATCAGCATTTGTCTTTGCGGTAAAACCAACAACAGATAAAAACATCGTGAATTGGTCCATGTGTCTTTTAGGGACTTTTTTCATGGTGAGGCCTATTTACCCGAGCCAAACTGCATTTGATGCTTAACAGCCATAGCTTTCTGATGTTCAACATCATCGGCACAGCCTTTCAAAATAACTAAACAAATACTGAAAATACTGATCATTAGTAGGGTGCTTGCTGCAAAGTTCTTTACCAACTCAATAACTGGCTTATGTTGTGGCTTTATTTCTTCCAAGGTCGGTTCTTGGTAGAGGATTGCAGATGTTTGGCTTTTGGTTGTGCCAAACTCAGGTAATTTGCTATGCGATGCGCGTTGATTCATAATTAGCCCCGTAAGCGTGCAAGTGTTTACAAAGAGCCCTGATCGCCGTGCAAAGTTATCAGGGCTTTTTAATGTCTAAAATTAAGCTGTGAATGTTCCAATACGAACAGGGTTGTCAGGCAGTAATTCAATTACTTTGGCTTTAAAGTCTTGAATGATTTCGTCTAGTAATAATTCTTCTTTTACAATCTGAATTGAGAAGACCGGTTTATCATCATTTGTGTTGATGACTAGACGCAGAACAATAAGACGCTCATCTAAACCAAAATAAGCAGAGTCACGGATCTTGAAATATGCAGGCGTAAATTCTTCTTTAGAACGCGCTTCAACTTGGTCAAAGCGAGAGCGACTTTCAGACATATTGCCAACTGAGTGATCAGCGCTAACCGTCGCATCAATTTTCATATTGCGGACAGCTGCCAATGCTTGTGCACCGCCAATTACATTACCTACAGCATCAGTAATTTCTAATACGCTTACCCAGTCTTCTAAGAAGACAGCAAAATCACGTTGAGAAAGTTTGCGGTCTTTAAGTGCATTCAGCTTTGACCAAACAACCGTTGGTTCTAGTTGTAATAGGGCTTTATGGTCGCAATGGCCTTGTGAAAAACCTTTTAAAGAAAAGTTTAAAATTGCAGTAGCAGATACGTTTTTATGATCAACAAATACTGGTGCAGGGTTAGGCACAACCAATTCGTCGTCATGTTTGTGTGGATTACTATCTAAAACAAAGCTTTTGAAATCTTCAAAAGATGGGGTTTTTAGCAAACCACGTGCACGGTTGCGACCATGTGCGAAAACCTCCAGATCCTCAATGCTGTAATCGTTATTTACAGCAATTAAGTCACCGCGTACCAATTTTTCAACAGGTGGTTCAACGCTAATTGGTTCTAAGTGACCGATTGAAACGCCTAGAGTTGATTCTGTGTTTGAGTTTTCCATTTGGAACATTCCTATTGAGGGTTAAAAAAATTAAAGGTTTTGTGTTGTTGGTTAAGCTTTTTCGTATTCTTTGAACATTTGTGCTGTGTGATTGGCGAAGATAGTGACGCTGCCATCATTGTTTAAATACATAGGTGTTTCAGAGGTTGTGTCTTCTGAGCGTTTGCCTTTGGCAGTAGGTTCTACATAGGCAAGCGTGTGCGAGATATTCACCTGGTTCGATTCACCAATACGTGAAATGTCGATAGTTACTTTGACTTGGCCTTTTTTGCCGTTTGCTACAACGCCTTGAGCTACTTCTGAAATAGCGATACCAAGTTGCTGCGAGAAATTACCGCCTGAAAGGTCGGCAACGAATTGAGGTGCATCTGTTTGTTTGTTTGACATGATCTCTTCCCGTATCTGGTTATGATGTGTACGGGATAAATATAAGAAAACTTAGATTTTATGTCAAGTTAAAATATAAGAAATGTTATTTTATTTTTAGAGAACTTATTTTTTTATGATTTAATAGAAAAAAGAAAACCCACCGATGGGGTGGGTTAGATGGAGTTTGTTATGAGTAGGAAGGCATGGTCGGAAGTACAAAATAGTTTAGATTGGGAAATTTCAAATTATTGGATTCATGTGGGCTATTTTGATGCTGACAAAATTATTGCTAATACAAAGAAAATTGTAGAGTTTATAGAATCTCAAGAACTAACATTAGATCAACTTAGTGTAGCCCTAAGTAAGGAGTCTGCTTCTGTTCAAGATGCAGTAAAAAGCAATATCACCGAAGACAATACGCTCCAAGATATGTTGAATTGGAAAAATGATAGGGATAAGCATCAAATGAAACTACTGGTAAAGCAGTTCATTTGCTCTCAAGGAGTTAAGAGTGCTGAAGAGATCATTGGGATGTTAAAAATAATTCAGCAATACACTCGCCCACCACTGCAATATATTAAAGAGATTACAAATGATGAGCGTGAAAAATATGATTTTAGACAGTTAATGATTAATCGTATCGCTGAAAAAAATAACTTTGAGCTTCCAAATATCGATGTAGTTTCAACGCTCGACAAGCTCGAAGATTTTTTATTTTATTCAGAATAGTAATGAGTCGGATTTTCTTGAAAATAAAAGACCTGAAAAGGTCGGTGTTTGGATTTTGCCATAATTTGCAAGTCTGCTAAAGCAAGAGATGCTTTAGCGAGATCAACCAAGAAGCTGTGCTCGTGAATTTTGGTTACTCCATCACTTTTTAAGTGTTTTTGGATTCGGTCGTTATCAGATTGTGAGCTAACCATAGTTTCATCAATGACGAGTAGTGCGTACATACTTTCTCCACCCGATCTGTTCTAAAGGACTGCGTCGGGTTCACAATTAATTTAAAATTTTTGCTTTTTGTGTAGCTAATTCTTCATCGGTCAAAATACCTGCCTCTTTTAGTTTTAATAGGCGTTCCAAATGTTGAATTTTATCTTCCATACTTAGCTCAACATTTTCTGATGATTTTTGAGTATTTGTAGTCTCTGGTTTTTTATTAAAGTTTTCTATTTAAGCTCGAGCAATTTCACCAAATATTCTAGTCAAATTTTTATCTGTATCTTTAATTACAGCTTTATTACCAGAAGCAAAGATAGTAATTTTTCCTAATAATAATCCTGTCTCATACTGAACAGATGTTATTTTATCTAAAGGAAAGTCCTCTACTTTTAAACCAAATAACAATCCTTTATCTACAAATATTAATCGTTTATTCGTAACAAATAAGGCACCTAAACCATTGTTGTATGTCCCAGTAATCATACCCTCGACAATTTCGTCATCCCATAGGATAGATGGTAGTTCTTTGATTTCTTTTCTACCGAAGAGATTTTCCATACCACTAACATGTGATAATTGTTGTTTGATTTCTTCTAAATTTGGCATGCTTTGTCCTTTTAAAAATTATGGCTCTACGGAATATGATGCAGAATCGTTATATTTTCTACATGCTTATTAAAAAATGGGTTAGCTTCCGTTTTTAATCCTTTTTACTTAACTCAGCAAGTTCTTCCATACTTAAAACAGGTATGTATACAAGGTCTTTAAACTCCTCATATAACTCAACAACCTCATCTGAATTTAGAGTAATTCCTTGCTTACTCTCAGAGGCTTGTTTTAATTTTTCAATAATTTGATTGATAGGTAGTTTTGAGTTATCCATTTTGTTTCCTTGCTGCTTAAATTACTCGGCACGCCAAATTTGACTCCGCATATAGCGGCTTTTTCATTATCTAAATTTTACGAATCTTCTTCTTGGCTCTATACACGTAGCGTATGCAATCAACCACTTCACCAACAAAACGACAATCTTCATCAAGTGCGATTATATTTGGTCTGAATTCAGGATTTAGTGCCTGTAAATACTTAGTACCATCTGTTTCTATTACTAATTTTTTAAAGGTAGCATCATCAAATTTTCTGACAACAACAATGTCGCCGGAATTCATATCACTAAATTGCAAAGTCGGATCAACGAGGATGTAGTCACCTTCCTGAAAGTCTGGGAAGTTACTTAAGCCCTGAACTTTTAAATAAAAACACTTCTCGCATTCACCTTCTGGAATAGGTAGCCACTCTCCAACCTGAGACATATCGACCGCTTCAACATTGGTCATTGTCCCTGCTTGTACCCATGAAAGAACTGGAGCCATACGTGGAGCTACAGGAATAACATTTGATTGTTCTTTTTGCATGGCTTCTAGATCACCCTTGCCAGTCAAAATATATTCAGTAGTCACTCCAAACTTATTTGCAATAGCCTCAAGAGAGGCAGCTTTAGGTAAATAACTGTCTTTTTCCCATTCAGTTACGGCAGGCGAACTCACCCCGGCAATTTTTGCTAATTGCACTTGAGTTAATTTTTTCGAGCGTCTAAGCGCACGTATGCGCTGACCAATAGTTGTCTTATCCATATAAGTTATCTTACATATTGCTTTTATAAGTTTTCTTTGATTAAATACTAAGAAATCTTACTTTATTGAGTAAAACTAATGACCAAACAAGAAGCATATAAATTGCTTGGCGTGAATGGTGTTGAGTTAGCAGGTTTGCTAGGGATTGAACCTTCAGCTGTTTATCAGTGGCCCAACAGCAAAATCCCTTTAGCACGCGAGTACCAAATCAGAGATTTAGCAAACGGTAAAAAACCAATCCAACACAACAAAGAAATTAAATAGGAAAAATTATGAGTCTTGAAAAGAAATCTACACATGTTCGTTTGTCTCCAGAAAACCATGAACGAGCAAAAGTTCTCTCAAATATTAAAGGCAAAGACCTTGCTCAATATCTTGCGTATTTACTTGAGAAGGAAATCGCAGGTGAGTGGCATGTACTTAATTTACAAGCAAAATCATTTGAGCGCTTGGGAGTATCAGCTTTGTTGCGGGATTTGAGTACTGAAGTACTTTTGGCAGAGGGATCGGAAGGGATTCACAGGGATTTAGGAAAAGAAAAAGCCTGATCTTGGGGATCAGGCTTTTGTATTCAATTCAGAGGGTAAATCTTAATGAATATGCCAATAAGTATACCACAAGCAATTACAGGTTCAATCAATCACATTGAAATTGCTCAGATTGTTCATACAGAACCGCGCAATGTGAAGCTTTCTATTGAGCGTTTAGCCAATAAGGATGTAATTCAACTACCGCCAATGGCGAAAGTTGAAAACAAACAGTCACTTAGCCCTAATCGCTTCTCTGATGCATACGTTTTTAGCGGTGAGCAAGGGAAATTAGACAGCATTACTGTGGTTGCACAGCTTTGCCCTCAATTCACGGCGCTCCTGGTGAAGCGTTGGTATGAGTTGGAAAGCCAAACTGCAAAGCCTGTTGAACTTAGTCGAATGGATCTAATCCAATTGGCCTTAGCTGCTGAACAAGAAAACCAAGCGCTTAAGGACCATGTCGCCGTGTTAGAGCCTAAGGCACAGGTCATGGATGTGATTGCAGACACGGTAAACACATATTCAATCCGTGATTCAGCAAAGACCATCGGTATTCAAGAAACAAAGCTCATTGACTTCATGTTGAAGAAGCGTTGGATATTTAGAGAAAACAGCCGTCACCGACGGTTATGTGCATATGCACAACGAGTAGAGCAAAAGGTAATGGTAAACAAGGTTTCACAGGTGATTGCATGTGTAGAGGGTGACAAGGTGTACACCCAAGCACGCATTACAGCCTATGGATTAACAAGATTGACGGCGCTCGTTGCTGCTGCGGGGTTATTAAACAAATGAGTCAATTCACTCCTAACAGCTTTCAGGTGCCTAACGCCTTTGTAGACGATGTTCTTTGTCAAATTGGTGATGTTGCTGCAAAGCTGTATTTGATCATCTGTCGTAAGACACGTGGCTGGTACAAAGAGCATGATTCGATCTCTCTAAGTCAGTTCCAAAAGATGACAGGCAAGAGCCGTCCTACAGTCACAAAAGCAATTGCTGAACTCATTCAAGTGGGTTTGGTAATTGATTGCGGATCGACCATCCACGGCAATACTTTTAAGTTGAATGACGAATGTGTTGTTGGTTGGAAAATGTCTTTCCCTAGTAAAAATTCTTTACTACCTGAAAGCACTAGTAAAAAATCTTTACTAGTAAAGAAATTTAACTACGCTAGTAAAGAATCTTTACCACCACTAGTAAAAATTCTTTACACACAAAAGACACTATCAAAAGACACTCTACAAAATAAAAAAATAAATAAAAAAAGTAAGCGTGTTCCTGAACAACCTAAGGCTGAAAAACCAAAAGCGGAAAAGCAAAATCAATTCGATCCAAAAGCGGTTGAGTTACCAGCGAATGTAAATCGTGATTTGTGGATTCAGTTTGTTGACATGCGAAACAGCATCAAAAAACCTCTGACTGAAAACGCCGTGAAGTTGCTAATCAACAAATTAATTGGTTTTGGTGTAGGGGCAAATCAATCCTTGGAGTCTTCGATCATCGGTAGCTACCAAAGCGTATACCCACCGAAGAATACACAAGCACCAGTTCAACAACCTTTGGAGCGCCGTCGTTTTGGCAGCCAAGCAAATCAACCAGTGCCGATGCGGGATGTTCAAGGAGAGTGCGCATGAGCAATATCCAATTATTTGAGCAAGCATTTGCGATTGATTTCCCAGTTGAAGTCGCGGATATGGTTCTTCAGCGCATGAGTGATCTTTACGGATCAGCATTCACGAAAAACTTTGAGGTTTATGCGGATGAAGAACTTCGCCAATTGGCCTGCACAGTCCTAAATGGCCTAACCCCAGCAGATATCGCACGTGGCTTAACTCGTATGAACTCTGAGGAATGGTGTCCGAAGAATTTACCGACATTCCGCAGCTGGTGTGAACAAGGCGGTGATTGGTGGACTGCTGATATGGCGTGGGCAAAGGCTATGCAGTTTGAATCAGATCCACAAACGAAGATCACCACACTGACTAAGCGCGTACTTGATGAAGTTCGCCATGTGTTGACAGCAGAAGGGCAAAAATCGGCTCATTTCGCTTTCAAAGATATTTATATGGATTACCTACGCCGTGCTAAGGCAAAGGGCATGTCGCAAGAAATGTGGGTGAAGCCTAAAGCTCCAAAACAGCTTGATAACCATGATCGAAATCGTAGTTGTGTTCCTTGCCCACCTGAATTATTGGCGACATTGGGGAAGACTTATAATCGTGTTGGGGGTGAAGTGTGAGCTATAAAGAAGACCATACGATAAATATTGATACTGTGGAAAATGTCATTAAGTTTTCACGCAAGTCTGAACGTGGCACATGCGAACATAAAAACATCCAGATATCAGCAGAAGAAAATGAAGTTTTATGCACTGACTGCAATGTTCGCTTAAACCCGGTCTGGTGGATTCAAAAGCACCTTAAGCACCTCAATCGAGCTACAGAAAGAAATAACAGTGTTTTATCTGAGGCACGGGAAATTTATAAAAAACTGGAAAATAAAAATTCATTCATGTGCAAACACTGCCATGAAGTGAATCTGATTGACTTCAAAAAATTACCGAGCAAGGCAGCAATCACGCGCGGAATATCTGTGGTTGAGCAGGATCATGCAGGTATGACTGTGGAGATCGATAGATGAATCAATCACTTTCAAAACTCAATAGCGCTGCTGTGCTAGATCGCGGAATTGGTGTGCTACTGGCTGTTAAGAACACCCCAGTAGCAACGGCATCCGAAATTCAACAACAAGTTATGCCAGATGTGACGAAACGTGCTGTACAGCGCTATTTAAAAAATTTGGTTCAGATGGGGCTTCTGTATGCAAAACACAGTGAAGGCCTAGAAAATCGATATTACCTGAGTGGTAAAGCTAAACAGTTATTTGAGGTGAAGGGATGAAAGCAGGCGACCGCGTAAAACTAGATTTTATTAGTGAATCCGCAACGATTTATTCAGGCAAACGCTTCACTGGATACGGTGTGTTAGACCGAGTTGAAGATGGTCGTGTATTCGGGCGCTTAGATGATGGAACGCCTTTTAGTTGCTTTACTGGTGATGTGGAGGTTATCCAATTAGTAGATCGTACTGAAGAATTTGAAGCATTTTTTACAGCACAACCATTCTTTAAAAACTTGAGATTTATACACGGCGATAAGCTCTTTGATTTTGACAAAGGCATCGGGTACCGCAATTTAACCGTTCAAGTTGGCTATGTGTGTTTTTGCAAAGGTGATGGGGAGTTTGTATTGAATGACTAAGTATCTCATTGGCATCGATACAGGTGTGAACACAGGCTACGCCGTGGCAGAAGACAAAGGCAATGGTGGTGAACTATTTGAAGTTAGATCCTTAACGATTACTCAGGCCATGAGTCGCACGCTTGAGTTTGTTGTGCACTATGGAAAAGAAAACGTCTGTTTATTCATTGAAGATGCTCGGCAGCGCACCTGGTTCACTGGTGGTCGTGAGAAAGCACAAGGTGTTGGATCGGTAAAGCGTGATGCGCAGATTTGGGAAGATTGGTGTAAAGAGCAGGAGTTGAATTATCAAATGATTCACCCTAAAGCCAATGCAACCAAAACAAAGGCCGATGTTTTTAAAAAGCGCACCGGTTGGATTGAACGTACGAATGAGCATGCGCGTGATGCAGCTATGTTGGTATTTAAAAGATTTGCGAAGTTTTGAGGACTTTATGAATAAATTAAATGGACTAAGTGGAGATTTAAAAAGTATTGCTGAGATCATTGGTAGAGATCAGGCCCTTTATCTGGTCAGCCAGTGTCCGCGCTATAAAACAGAAAAGAGATCGGGCAAAGGACAAGTTTTGTTATATGTGCCGAAGCTTAAAAAGTTAAATTCAAAGCATGTCTTGGTGCAGGCTTTAGGTTATGACGATGCTCAAAAGCTGTCGACTGTTTTCGGTGGAGAGCTTTTGGTGTTGTCACACTGCACTCACATGATTTTAGATAAGCGAGATGAAGGCATTAGAGAGATGACGAGATATGGATTCTCAATTGCAGAGTTAGCCTCATTCTTCAATGTCACTGAGCGCATAGTTTTAAAAATTCAGAATATGGAATTAGGTAAGCAACAGCTTAGCCTGCAGTTGTGAATAATGAAAACTCTCTGAAATAAGAACAAAAATACTCAATAAATCCATGAATCAGAGACAAGAAATAATGTCATTTCCAGATTGGTTAGCAGCCGTGATGAAGTATTTGAGTGAACTCCAATATTTCATTGCAGGATTGATGGGGGCAGCCGTGGCAACTCGATATAACAAAGAACAGCTTAAAACACCCAAAGACTACGCCGTGTTTTTACTGTCAGGTGCATTTACAGCACATTACCTCACTTTACTCATCATGCATTACACGGCGCTTGCACCTAGTCATGCGGGTGGTATTGGCTTTCTGACTGGAGCGCTTGGTGGGTTGGTCCTACAAGAGTTCTTCGCTTGGATTAAGTCAGGTGCGTATAAACAGATTAGCTTCAAAAAATTCTTTGTTGAGATGATGAAGAATTGGAAAAAGGGTGGCAAGTCATGAGCATTGATCAAACGACTCAAATTGCCCAGGCATATTCGTGGTTACGGGCAATGTCAGGTGGAAAGCTTGAACAGTCACAAGTGATTGCTGGTGATGAAATCATCGCATGTCATGGCTTAACAACATTCGCAACGCTGATCGGGTTTTCACTAACCAAAGCTGTAAGTGGCCAGTTTGATATTTCAGGTTATGGCTATTCCATCATCCGCGAAAGCGAAGGCTTTCGAAACCAAGCTTATAAAGATACTGGCGGTGTTTGGACGATTGGCTATGGGACGATCAAATATCCAAATGGTGTGACCGTCAAACAAGGGGATAGCTGTACTCAAGATCAAGCAAACTTATGGTTGATGAACGATTGCAAATGGGTGGATGCGTGCCTTGATAAGCACATCAAAGTAAAACTCAATCAAAACCAATTCGATGCGCTCGCTTCATTCGTATACAACATCGGCGAAACAGCATTTGTAAAAAGCACCATGCTAACGCTACTCAACCAATCAAAGTTTGGATTAGCTGCAAATCAGTTCGACCGTTGGATCTATGACAATGGCAAAGTCATTAACGGGCTGGTGAATCGCCGTGCTAAAGAAAAACTCCTATTTTTGAAGTAGGTCGATATGAACATCAAACTCATTGTTGCTCTTGGCTTTTTACTGACCAGTATTTTCATTGGTTGGTGCTGTTATGACTATGGATATAACACTGCTCAATCAGAACAGATACAGACTTATGAGACGCAGCTCGAAGACCTTAAAACACAGGCTGATAATGCGTTAAATCGTGAGCGAAATAGTTACAAAAAACAAGAGCAACTTGAGGCTAAGTACCTTGAAAAGATTAAGGAATTACAGCACAATGAAACAACTCTTATTGATGAGTATCGCGCTAACAATCTCAGCTTGCGCGACTCACTCAAAGCCAAGAAATGTCCCGATGTGTCCATCGTTGCCGACAGCACCATCAGTCATCATGCAGCCACAACAGGCGGACTTCACGACAGAGATGTCGAATTTCTTATTCGGTATGCCGCAAGAGCAGACGCCGTAGCAGAGCAACTCAAGAGTGCTCAAGCGCTGATCCAGCAGGACAGAGCCTTATGCAATGGTCAGACCGAACTATCTAATATCAATGAAAAAATAGTTTCCCAAGGTACTTCCAGAGGGGCACCCAAGGCGGGGGCAAAGACCTCGCAGGGTTTCATATCTGCGTGAGTTTCAAAATCGGACTAAACAACTATATCTCTTTAAAAATATTGTATGGATTTTTTGATAAATGGCGGTCTCACAAAAAGGTCGAATCGTAAATAGAACAGGGCTTTCAGAGGTTTTTGGAGTAGCTCTTAATACGATTGATTCGTGGGTTCGTAATGGTTGTCCAGTTGTTCAAAAGGGTGCAGGAAAAGGGCAAGAATGGCAGTTTAATACTGCAGCAGTTTCCAATTGGTTGCGTGAGCGTGACGTTGAAGATGCGACAGGTGGAATACCTGATGATATTGAGTTGCTCAAAGTTCGAAAACAGAAAGCCGAGACTGAGCTGGCTGAATTGGAACTCGCCACTAAAAAGGGTGAAGTGGCTTTAATTGAAGAATTTGAACGCGTGCAAGCAATGGCATTTGCTGCGATACGCGCCAATATCATGAATGTGCCACAACGAGCTGTTTTACAACTACTTGGTGAAACAGATGAGCGAGCATTTAAAGAAAAGCTAAAAGCAGAACTTATCTTGGCACTTGAAACTTCGGCAGAAGAAGAGCTGGAGGAGGAAGAAATTGAGTGATCTTTCTATTTTTAGTAATTATGGATCTGTTTTAGATGCTGTAAAAAGATCTATGCATCATCTGGTACCGCCACCCGATATTTTACCAAGCAAGTGGGCTGAAAAGAATATTAAAATTCCTGTCGGGAATGCGATACCTGGTCCAATCAATTTCGATAATGCACCCTATCAACGCGGCATGATTGATGCCATTAAAGAATATGGTGTGCGCCGTATTACCTATATGACAGGGGCACAGTTGGGGAAAACCACCATTCAACAATGTGCAACTGGCTACTTTATTGCTCACGAACCTAAATCACAGATTTTTGTACAACCGACTCAGGGGGATGTTCAGACCTTTCTCGAAACTAAATTACGTCCAATGATTGAAGCAAACAAGTCTATTGCTGAAAAAATGGCGAAGCCAAGAAGCCGTGATGGTGTAAACAATAGCCGTATGATTTCCTATGTCGGAGGATGGCTTATGTTTTCTTGGGCAGGTTCACCCAAAACATTGCGCTCGCGTTCAGCGCCCATTACACATGCTGATGAAATTGATGGTATGGAAGCAACGGCAGAAGGTGATCCGATTGAATTACTTGCTCAGCGTTCCGCTACATTTGGTGATCAAGCCCTGAGAACCGAATCAAGCACACCGACTATTGCAGGTGCGAGTCGTGTTGAGAATGCCTTCAAACAAGGTGATATGCGTCGTTATTATGTGCCATGTCCTCATTGCGATGAAGCACAATTTTTACGTTGGGAAAATGTCACATGGCAGGGCCGTAAATCGACCAATATCCAAGATGCAAAGGAAGATCTAGACCAACAACATGAAATTGAAACAGCAAGCTATCGCTGTGAATGTTGCGGCGAGTCTTGGTCTGATGGTGAGCGTATTGCTGCGATCCGAAATGCAGAAAAATTAGGACATGGCTGGAAGGCGGAAAAGCCATTTAAAGGCCATGTAAGTTTTCACGCACCAGAGATGCTTTCGACTTTCCGTAAGATGCGTGACATTGTGCAGTCCTATTTGGATAAATTGGCGCTTGATGATCTACAAGTTTTTGTGAATGTCTCATTGGGTGAAACCTATGAAGAAAATGGAGACAAAGCAGATCCTGAGGTACTACAACTTCGAGCAGAGGAATACCCAACTCAAATACCTAATGCTGGTGTCTATTTAACTTGTGGCATTGATATGCAGATGGATCGGCTCGAGTTGGAAATTGTCGCTTGGGGCGTTGGTGAAGAAAGTTGGTCCATAGATTATCGTGTGCTTTGGGGTGATCCGCTGGGGGATGAAGTTTGGGAAGAACTGGATGATATTTTAGAAGATACCTATATGCATGAATCGGGTGCTCAATTGAGTATTTCGGCTGCATGTTTGGATACGGGTGGTACTGCAGGTTATACCCAACGGGCTTATGAATATGTAAAGAGTCGTAGAAACAGAAAAGTCTTTGCAATTAAAGGGCGTGCAGGTTGGGGGATGCCAATTGTGCAGAGTCCGCAACGTAAGCAGTCGGGAAAAGATAAACGTAAGATTGATTTGTTCATTGTTGGTACAGATGAGGCAAAACTGACTGTCATGCGCCGCCTAGATTTGGAAAAGAAAGGACCTGGTTATTGTCATTTTCCACATGACCGGGAAATGGAATGGTACCGACAATTAACGGCTGAAAAATTAATTATTCGTTACGTGAAAGGGCAACCAATTCGTGAATGGCATAAGCCAGATCGGGCACGTAATGAGGCACTCGATTGCCGTGTTTATGCTTTGGCCGCTTTGAAAATTATGCAACCGAATTTAAAGCGTGTCTCTGAGCGTGTATCTATTGCTATTGATGCACCTCAGATTAAAACAGAGGTTGATCATAATATTGCAGAAGTTAAATCAGTGTTGAAGCGGAAACCAATTAAAAAAAATTCTTTATCGGTAGTCGCTCCAACGCCAAAAAATATTGTGATTAAAAAGAAAAGGGTTTTTGGGAATAAAAAGTGATTACTTTTTGTTATTATGCAGTTTTGTAACTTTAAAATAATAGGCACATAATGGCTTTTTTTAATGGGTTATTTGCGCTTTTAAGCGTTATATTTTTTATATGTTTAATTGTTGCTTTGATAAAACCAAGTATTTTTAAAATTAAGACTAGGCTGAAGGCATTTCTAATATTCTTTACAGCTATGATTGTGTCTTCACTTATTGTTAATGCAACAATGTCAGATGAGGAGCGGGCTCGTATTGAACAGCAGCAAACAGCAAGTGAAGCGAAGTCTTCTCCAGAACAACCTGTTCAAGAAAATACTCCAATTGAAGAAACACCTAAGGTTGAAGTACAAGAGGTTGTAGAAGAGGTGCAGAGTTTAACTCGTCCACAGAGTAATGCCGTCAGATCAGCTAGCCAATATCTAAGTATGTCCGGTTTCTCGCGCAAGGGTTTGATTGACCAACTTTCATCAAGCTATGGGGATGGTTATGATAAAGCTGATGCTACTATTGCAGTAGATAGCTTAAATGTTGATTGGAATGAACAAGCTGCTCGATCTGCTGCCCAGTATCTTGAAATGAGTGGTTTTTCTTGTAATGGTTTGATTGACCAACTTTCATCGAGTGCTGGTGATAAATATACAAAGGATCAAGCAACTTATGGAGCCCAACAAGCAGGTGCCTGCTCTTAAATTAGATTTTTCTTAGAAAAAGCCGCCTTTTTAGGCGGCTTTTACAATTGTGAATAATGAAAAAAACCACTTAAAAAATGATGATAAAACCAAGAAAAAGCGCATTTTTGGTTAGAAAAATACATGAGTGGTCAATTGTTTCCCAGCCAAATCAAAGCAGGTACGACGTTTAGATTCAATCTGAATTTAACGGCATATCCTGCATCTGATTGGACAATTTATGCATATCTACGTGGTGCAAGTGCAATTGATCTGCAGTCTACAGCGCAGGGAAATATGCATGTATTCAACGCGCCTGCAAATATCTCAAAAGACTATAAAGCTGGGCATTACGGTTTCTCACTTCGTGCAGTGAATTCTGACACGGGTGAGATAGTAGAACTTGAATCAGGCGCGCTTGAGATTAAAGCGGATCTTGCATCTATTTCAGAAAATGCCGATTTGAGAAGTCATGCACAAAAAACTTTAACGGCATTAGAAGCAGTCATTGAAGGTCGTGCCAGCTTAGACCAAGAGCGCTATCGCATTAATAACCGAGAGTTATACCGCACTCCAATGGAGACGTTGATTCGATTGCGTAATCAATACCGCGCTGAAGTTGGTCGTGAGCAGGCGAAAGCATCAGGTAAAAGCCTGTTTGGTCGTGTCGTACGGGTTAAATTGGGGTAATCGCTTGAATGAATATTTTTAAACGTCAAATTGCTGAAGTACCGAATGTCATGCAGATAAATCCTGTAAAAGATGAGTCAGTGGTAAAAAGAGGGAGCCGAGTATTTCGCAATGCAGTTCGATGGTTTAAAGCAGGTGTGAGTGACCGCTTAACTTCAGCTTGGCCATCTACACCAATACCCGCAGATTTAATCGTAGAGCGATATCAACGAACCCTCGTAGCACGTAGTCGTGAGCAGTGCGCCAATAACGATTATGGACGAAATTATTTACGCTTAACCCATCAAAATATTGTTGGTCCCCAAGGTGTCATGCTTCAGGCTCAGATCCGCAATGCTCAAGGAAAATTAGACAATAAACTGTGTGATGCAGTGGAGCAGGAATGGTCGAATTGGAATAAGAAAAACCACTGTGATATTCAGGGCAAAAAGTCATGGCGTTCTATTCAGCGTTCTTGTGTGATTTCGGCGGCGAAAGACGGTGAATTCTTTGTACGAATTATCCGTGGTGCTAATGCGGGGAGTTATGGCTTTGCCTTGCAAATGATTGATGCTCAGCGCTGCCCAATTATGTATAGCGCAAAACTCTCAGGTGGTCGTTTCATTCGTCAGGGCATCGAATTTAATGCATTTGGGCGTCCGATCGCTTACTACTTCGATAGTGGCTCAGAAGAAGAAAAACAATATCGCTTTGGTTCTGGGAACTATATCCGTGTACCAGCTGAACAGGTTATCCATGGTTATTTAGAAGAAATTGTTGGGCAAAAGCGCGGGATGCCTTGGACTGCTACCAGTCTATTTCGCATGAAACAACTCTCAGAGTTTGAAGATTCAGCGATTGTGAATGCACGTGTCTCTGCCAACAAAATGGGTTTTATTCAGTGGAAGGACGGCTTTGGTCCCAAGTTTGAAGACGACGATGAAATCCAAATTGAATCACAAGCTGGTGAATTTCTAATGTTACCTGAAGGAGCGGAACTTAAAGAATGGTCTCCCAATTATCCAACAGGTGAATTTCTACCTTTCCATAAAGCCATGCTGCGCTCAATGGCCGCAGGTATGGGGGTGCTCTATAACAACTTAGCCTCAGACCTTGAGGGCGTGAATTTTTCAAGTATTCGCCAGGGAACTTTAGATGAGCGTGAGCATTGGAAAGAACTTCAACAATGGTTAATTGAAGCTTTAGTCGAGCCTGTCTATTACGCATGGCTGGAATATGCCTTGCTCAAGGGCGTAATTAAGAAAGGCAATGTAGCTTTAAAAGCTGTGGACATTGAGCGCTACACCCAAGTCTCTTGGCAACCACGCCGTTGGGCTTGGATTGATCCATCTTCTGATGTGACCGCCGCTGAAAAATCAAAGAACAACATGCTCACTTCTGCAGGGGCGATTATTCGTGAACAAGGCAAAGATCCGCAAACCGTATGGGCTGAAATTGCCCGTGATACCCGCGCCATGATTGATGAATTGGTGGCACAGGGTATTAGTAAAGAAACTGCTGAAGAAATGGTTTTGGCAAGTATGGGCAAAAAGCAAACTGGCGCAGTAGGGCGACCAAAAGAGGGTATGTAATGAGACTGAATCAACTTTCACTTTATATCGCTGCGACCAATCAAAATGCGGCAATACTAAAAAAGCCACGCGCCATGGGTTCAACAAAAACTCATCCGCAAGAAATTTGCAATCTGCTTAAAGGTTCTAATTTTAAGCGTGATGCTTCACAAACCAAGCCTTTACCAGATTTCAATAAAGACAAACTGGTTCGTAACTATGTCGTTGATGATTTCAAAGTGGATATGGAAAAGCGAACGGTCGAGCTTTCATTTTCAAGTGAGACGGAAGTAGGTCGTTGGTTTGGTGTGGAAATTCTGGATCATAGCCAAGGGGCAATTGATTTCTCTCGCTTGAACACCCGCGCGCCGTTCTTAATGGATCATAACTCTCGCGATCAGGTAGGTGTGGTCGAAAGCGCTTGGTTAGATCATTCTCAGCGTAAAGGACGTGCATTAGTTCGCTTGAGTAAATCCGCACGTGGTGAGGAAATCCTACAAGACATTGATGACCTGATTCGTACCAATATTAGCGTTGGTTACACCATTAAAAAGGCCATCTTAAAAGAACAGCGTGAGCATGATGATGTTTATCTGATTACAGAGTGGCAGCCTTATGAGATTTCCCTCGTATCCATTCCTGCAGATACCAATGTAGGGGTTGGTCGTTCCGCAATTGTGAATAATGAAAATAACGCTGACGTTCCACAAAATGAGCCTATAGCAATTATTCCAGCGAATCAGCAAAGAGCAAATCGTATGAATTGGGACTACTTTACAGATAAAGACGGCAACCAAGTCCGTCAACGCCTTAATGATAAAGGCGAGCGTTATGGCGACATTGAAATGGTGCGTGCCGTAAGTGATACAGCAGAACGTGGTGCAGAAGCAGAGCGTAAGCGTGTCGGCGAATTAATGCAGTTAGGCGAGCGTTTTGGCGCGGGTGATTTGGTACGTCAGTACATTGATGAAAATAAGTCACCAGCTGAGCTGCAAAACGCAATTTTAGAGCGTATGCATGGCAATCAGGGTAAACCTATTACTGAACAGCCTAAAAGCAACAATGCCAATATCGGTCTTACAGGTGACGAAGCGCGTTCATTTAGTTTAATGCGTGCGGTACGTGCCATGTTGCCGAATGCAACGCTAGCAGATCGTGAAGCAGCAGCATTTGAGTTGGAGTGTTCAGAAGCGGCACAAAAAGCTTATGGTCGTTCTGCTCAAGGGATTTTAGTCCCTGCAGATGTGCTCAGTCGCGTATTTGAAGTGGGTACTTCTCAAAATGGTGCAACCTTGGTTGGAACTGACCACCGTTCCGATATGTTCATTGAAATGCTACGTAATCGCTCAACCATTATGAACTTAGGTTTCATTATGGATGGATTGGTAGGTGATGCTGAAATTCCAAAGCAAACAGGTGGTGCAACTGCCTATTGGCTGGGTGAAGAAGAGGAAGTGCAAGGATCCAGCCCTGCAACAGGTCAATTAAAACTAAGCCCTAAAACGGTGGGTGGTCGTGTTGAGATCAGCCGTAAGCTCATGCAGCAAAGTTCACCCGCTGCGGAACAATTGGTCTGGAATGACTTAAACCGTGCTTTGGCTTTGAAAATTGATAAAGCGGCTTATTACGGTACAGGCGGGGATAACCAGCCATTAGGCTTAAAAAATATCTCAGGTGTGAACGCGGTGATCTTTGGAGCGGTCAATCCGACCTTTGCTGAAATGGTGGCGATGGAATCTGAAATTGCTTCAGACAATGCCGATGTCGATCGTATGTCTTATGTGATTAATGCCGCTATGCGTGGTCATTTCAAAACAGCACCACGAATGGGAACGGGGACAGAAAGCACGATTTGGGAACCAGGGAATACCGTGAATGGTTATCGAACTGAGGTCACCAATCAAATTGAAGCGGGTGACGTGTTCTTCGGCAACTTTGCAGATTTGATCATTGCGATGTGGGGCGGTTTGGATCTCACGATTGATCCTTATTCGTTAAGTGCTAAAGGCGGTTTACGGATTGTGGGCTTCCAAGATGTGGACTTTGTTTTACGTAACACTGAGTCCATTTGCTACGGCAAGAAAACCGTCTAATTGAAGAGCCACTGCGGTGGCTTAACCCTCCATTTTTGTGAGCATATATCCATGAAAACAACTGTCGTAATTGCTTTAACTTCAGCCGTCGTAATTGAGGGTGAAATTCGTAAAAAAGGTGATGAGGTCGAAGTCTCGCATGCCTTGGCACAAGATCTGTTACGCCGTGGCCGTGGCACCTTGGTTGAGGACGATGAAGAAGATCAAGAAATTGATTTGGCTAAGTTGAACAAAGCTCAACTCATTGAGTTGGCTCTACATGAATATGAAATTGAACTGGATGCTTCGCTCACCAAAGACAAATTGATTGAAGCGATTCAAGCTGCAGCAGAAGCCGAGTAAAGCCTATGCCAAGTTGGGAAAATTTAAATGTGTTTCTTCAGACTGATTCGGTTGGTGGATTTGCCATTACAGCCACTTTGCAGTTTGAGGACGGTTCAGAAGATAAATCCATTACAGGAATCTTTGATGAACCCTATTTAAACGCCCAACTTGGTGAATATGAAGTAGATGATGCTCAGCCTCGATTTACCTGTAAATCAGCAGATGTTGTAGGTGTAAAACGAGGTGACTTTTTGCTACTCGAAGATGGCCGTAAATTTTATGTCATGACCTATCCACAGCAAGATGGCACAGGTCTTTCGATTCTTAAGCTAGAAATCAACGAATGATTTCACTCGATATAAGTGCACAGGGCATTGAGGCCATCATTGCTGAGTTAGAACCTACTGAAAAGCAAGTAAATGCAGCATTGGGTCGAACTCTAAATCGAATGTCCAAGTGGGTACAAACCAGAACAGTAAAAGGTTTGAGTGCTGAATTACAAGTTATGCAGAAGGTTTTTCGCAGAAGAATGCGTAAGACGACAATTCAAAAAACAAGTAGTGGTTGGACGATCAACCTCTGGTATGGCTTAAACGAAATATCGCTCATCCATTTAAATGCGCGTGAAACTAAACGCGGTGTGACTGCTGGTAAGCATAAACGTGATAGTGCATTTATAGCTAAGGGTCAGGTCTTTAAAAGACAAGGGAAAGGGCGTTTGCCACTTGAAAAGCAAACGTTAGAAATTAAAGAAAAAGCAGATTCATATTTAGATAGACAGGCTTTTTCTAATGGGTACCAAGAGCAATTTTTTAAAGTTTTGGAGCATGAATTGAAATGGCAGATGCGATAGAAGGAACAGATATTGTTGCAATGCATGACAACATTGTAAAAAAGCTTTCAGATCAATTTAAAGATGATTTTAAGTTGATTGAATTTTATCGAAGTGAAAATGAACGCTCGCCATTAAAAAAAGAAGAGTTACCAGCATTATTACTTGAGGTTCCAGACTTTGAATTGAATTTGGAAGGAGATTCAGGTACAGAGCAGTTGCCTATGTTTGCTCGCATTGAAGCACGAGTTGTCATCGATGCGATGGAAAAAGAACAAGACAATCCAACTTTTGTAAAATTAAAGGTGAGAACACTTGCCTTAAAACTCGCTCAATACCTTTTTAAAAACAAACATTTTCATGAATTAAAAACAGGTCCATTAACTCTTTTAGATGTGACTGAAGATGCATTTTATCCTGGACTAGATCGCTACGATGTTTGGCGTGTGGATTTTTCCATTCCTATTCATATTGGTGAAAGTGTTTGGAAGCCTGAAGGCTATACTCCAACTGCTTTATATAGTTGGCCGCCTGAAGTGGGTAGCACTCATTCAAGCAGTTATCAGGAGATATTGCCATGAGTTATGCACTGGCGCAGATGGACAGGATTCTTGCAAATTTAATCCGTTTTGGTCGAATTCATGCTGTCGATTTGGATGCAGGTACAGCAACAGTCGACTTTGATGGTGAGCTTGTTTCTGACCTGGAGTGGGCGAAAGATCGAGCAGGTGAGGATCGTTCATGGAATGGTGGTTATTCCAAAGGTGAGCAAGTTGTAGTGCTCTCACCATCAGGTGATTTGTCTCAAGGTGTGATTGCCTTTGCTTTATCTCAAACTACCTTCCCTAATGCGGGCACCAATGAAAATCCAAAGCATATTTATGCAGATGGCACCGTGGTTGAGTATGACAAAGTAAAACATACACTTTTAATTGATGCTACTGAATCAGATGGCCATGTGGTGATTAAGTGTGATACCGCAAAAATAGAGTCCAAAACAAGCATTATTTTAGATACGCCTAACACAATTTGTACTGGAAATTTATCAGTAGCTAACTCCTTAAGTGTGGGAGCAGAAGGGGGCGGAACAGCAACACTGAAAGGTAATGTTGTTTTAAGTGATGGAACGCTAACACATAACGGTAAAAATATAGGTGAAAGCCATAAACACGATGGTGTACAGGCTGGCGATAGTAATACGGGAGGCGTTATCTGATGGGGATGAATACACAAAACGGAAGGTCTCTCACAGAACTTGATCATTTAAGACAATCAATTGTGGATATTTTGAACACACCCATTGGTACGCGTGTTATGCGCCGTGATTATGGTTCAAAGTTATTTAATCTAATTGATGCACCATTAAATAGGGGCACATTGGTAGATATTTATGCAGCAACAGCTGAAGCACTAATGAAGTGGGAACGTCGCTTGATTGTTAGTGCCGTTGATATGACAAGTGCGCAACTAGGTCAGATCACTTTAAAAATCACAGGTAAATATATTTTAGACGGGAAAATTGTTCAGTTAAGTGAAATAGTGGTGGGGAAATAAATGGAAAATTTAACCGCAATTGATTTATCACAGCTGAATCCACCTGATGTGGTGCGTCAGATTGATTTTGAGACAATTTTAAAAGAAGGTCTTGAAGACTTTTATCAGCGCATGGAAGAAGTTCAGCCAAATTTTCCACGTTATCTTGAGTCAGATCCAGCTATGAAGCTGGCTGAAGCTTTTGCTTATCGTGAAATGTTGATCCGTAAAGAATCTAATGAACAAGCTTTAGCAGTACTGCTTGCATTTGCAAAAGACAATGATCTTGATCACAAAGCAGCTGAACGAAATCTTCAACGTCGAATCATCAGCCCTGCCACAGACACCACACCTGAAATCAAAGAATCAAATGAGTCTTTGCGTAAACGTGTGCAGTTGGCACCTGAAGGTCAAACGACCGCAGGCAGTGAAGGATCTTATATTTTTCACGGTTTAAATACTGACCCACGTGTCAAAGACATTTACCCATACGCCCCATTAGATGAAACCGGCAATCCAACTGGCATTTGCAATATTTATGTTCTTTCAAATGAAAGTGATGGTACTGCACCAGAAGATTTACTCAATGTTGTAAGTGCTGCACTAAATGCGAAGTCAGTACGACCTTTGACAGACAAGCCAATCATTTATTCAGCATCGATTTTAAATTACAGCATTGATGCTGAGATCTTTATTGATGAAGGTCCAGATGAAAATATTGTCTTAGACAGCTGCTATAAGGCAGCCCAAGAATATACAAAAAAAAGTCACTCATTTAATGACGGCATTTCACTGTCAGGTATTTATCAAGCATTGCATCAGCCTGGTATAAGTCGAGTCAACCTGATTTCACCTGCAGGTAATATCGATACATCTATTGGCCAAGTGGCTTTCTGCACTGGTATCAATATTGTGAGGGCAACTGTATGAATAAGCTTTTGCCCCCAAACTCAACCAAGTTTGAACAGAATTTTGAAGCTTCATTTGCACGTGTTTCAAATGTTGAAATCAATATTCGCAGTTTCAATGATCCAATGAATGCACCAGTTGAAGTGCTGCCCTGGTTGGCATGGGAACGTTCTGTCGATGTCTGGAATAAAAACTGGTCGGATGCACAAAAACGTCAAGTGATTAAGACCTCACTATATAACCATTCAATCAAAGGAACAGTTGAATCACTTGAAGTCGCTTTGAACTCTCTAGGCTTTCCAGTGATTGTCCAGGAATGGTTCAACATGGTGCCGGTCGGCAAACCATATACATTCAAGCTCTACATCCAAACCAGTCAAGACAGCGTTTCTGTCACAGATTACAAAGAATTATTCAAAGTCGTTCGTGCTTATAAAAACCTACGTTCGCACTTAATTGATACCACCGTCATGTTGGAAAGCCCATCAAATTTGCAAGTCAATGCCACGACTCAAGCTGGACATGAATCTGAGTTTGTAAAATCTGCTGGCGGTCTGCATTTGGACGGTACTTGGGCTTTGGATGGTACTAAAAAATTGAATGGAGTAAATATGTAATGCCAAATATTGAAGGTCAAAAACGATGGTCCGCAGTACGTTTGCTTGAAACACATGAATTGGCACGTGGCGGTGTTAATGGCAACTTAAATGAACAAGCCAAGGCACTAGCTGATCGTACTGAGTTTCTGATGGATGAAAAAGCAAGTAAAGCTGAAATTGTGCAAGGTGTTTTTGAGTTTACTACTTACACAGAATTTAATGCTGTAAAAGCGAATTTGCCTTTAAACTGTACTGTTGTCATAAACCAGGAAAATTCATCAGGCACAGGTACATGGGGGATCGGGAATAACAGCTGGAATGGTGATGAATTGATCAAGAGTTCATATGATCCAGTTCATAAATCACAAGAATATACTGATAACGAATTACTCAATAAAGTCTTAAACTTTTACTCTGTAACATCAAATAATTTTAACATTATTAATATTTTAGATGCTCAGAAAAACAGTATATTTCGAATAGATGTAAATGGTGATTTTTACATTTTTGGTCAACAAATATCAATTCAAGAAAATTTTAAAGAAGTTTTCAGTGAAATTATTAAGCTGCAAATTGTCAACGAAATTTCAAAACTTATCTCATCTAAAGATAACAAAAGCGTAATTCGACTAAATGACAGTAGCGGTATACCACTTTTGCGAATCGAAGAAAATGCAGAACTGTTTTTATACGGTGATTCAGAGTCAATCCAAGCAAAATTTAAGAATTTACTCATAGAAATATCAAAATTAAAAGGCAATGGTTCGAGCTTAGCGATTAAAAACACGGATTATATCGCTCGATTAGATGACTCGCTTGGGAATCCGCTTTTAAGATTTGATGATCAATCAAAAGCTTATTTTTTTGGTATGAGTGAGTCGGTTCAAGATTTGCTTGCAAAGATTACAGAACCTAAGTCTGTTTATATTCCACTCTATGCCAAAAACCCTGATTACCTAAACAAAAAATTCTTCTTGAATGATGCATTTGTAGAGCGTTTAAACCATGCTCGAATGATGTGCACTGATGTTGCGCCTGTGCCAAATTTCATGACAAAACAGAAATTCGCGATCGGCAGCACTTGGGTAAATGATGTCACATTAGATGTGTTAAATCCTGATGATCGTGTGCCGATGGATGGGTATCAATATGTTTTTACAAAAGATATTGGTGTTGTTCATCCACAAGTCTGGGTTTTTAATGAAGCTGTAGCGGGCTATAAATATTGGCTTGGTATCAATCCCTATACAAATGGAAATGACCAACTTGAATTGCCATTTATTTACGGCTCGAATGATCCTGAATTTAGAAGCTGGGAGCTTATTCCTGAATTTCCCACACCATTTGAGATTGATCCAACAGACGAGGATGGCTCATATCGAGGGCACTTATCGGACTCAGGTTTTACATACGATGTAAAAAACGGGGACCTGATTTTCTTCTGGCGTAAGAATCTTTACTACGATGCAGGTAGTCCAGTTTCTGCGAAAGTCGGTGTTTCAGGCGCTAGATTTAACGGGAAAAGGTGGTCGGAGAAACACCAAATCTATGGATTGAGAACTAATCCTGATAATGGTGTTGCTGAAGGTTTAATGTCACCTAATATCGTTTATAACCCGTCTGATGACTTGTACTACATGTACAGCACACAAGATGGGAAGCTGTGGTATCGAACATCTAATGACTTAACAGGTGATCTGTGGTCGACTCGTACTGAGTGCGTTTTAAATCATCATACAGGTAGTTTGTGGCATCTCGATGCAAAATTTATCGGGGATAAACTTGTCATCTTACTTCACGCAGATAACTTCATGTCTTCGTCGACAGATGCTTTGTATTTTGCCATTTCAAGCGATTTCGTAAATTTCAACGTTAGCGGAAACTCAATTTTAACTGAAGTAGACCCACCAATTTACAAAGCAACTTTCCAACCCATTTTTACAGGTGAGAACACAGCTAAATTTAGAGTGATTTATACATCTGACTCTAGAACATCACCGCAATATCAAATGTATGTCACAGACACAAATGAAATTAACATCGGAGCATAAGCAATGACACTTTTTTTACAATCGGATAAAGCGTTAAAATTACCAAAACTTTCTGAAAAGGTCGGCGGTGCCGTCCTGCAGTTAGATTTTCGAGATAACACTTTTAAACGTAGCGGGTCAGATGTTGCTTTAAACACGTTAATTGAAAAAACGAGCCTTGGCGTGGGCGGGAAATATGATGCTTATGGCACATGGGGGGAGGTCGCGCAATACGGTTTGGATACTTCAGTAGATCAACAGACATTTAACCGCGGTCTACTTATCGAAGCGCCATTTGCAAACCTTTTTTTAAACAGTAAATCACCCGTTACTCAAACCATTTCTATAACAGTCGCAGCTGTAACAGAAGCATTTTTACTCTCTGTTGTTGGCACTGGTTCTGCAACAGTAACAGTCGGATCTAAAGTTTTTGGCTCTGCAACATACCAAGAACCGCTACACATTCAAGGTGATGAGCTTGGAATTGGCACACATGAAGTAGTAATCACTGTTAATAATCAACTCGAATACGTTGGTTTTTATCGAACTGTTCAGGCTGTCGATAGAATCGCAAGAGTTACAACACTTGGTAATCTGGTGACACGTGTTGGTGATATTGTGAAGATTAAACAAGCGGTGTTAAGCGCACTGCTAACAAACTTTACAGGATGCGTAGTTATTAAAAATCATGTTCCGAATAACATTTTTGATCGCTCTAAGACTATTTCTCAGTCTTATTCAATTATTCAGGTTAAAAATACTGCTCACAAAGGCTTCTTCGTTGCACGTCAGGAAAACGGTCCCATGACTAATATTCTTCGACGTAGTGACGCAACTGAAAAAATTGAACATACGAATACACCGCTTTCAAATTCAAATGTTTATGCTCTGAATTTTAGCCAAACAGGTGCAAAATTGGCTCACAACGGCTCACTATCAAATGAAGTTACATTAACAGGTGTAACACTTTCTGACATCTTTATAGGTAGCGGTGATAACTGGTCAACGATCTTTACTAACTATGTGCAAGAAATTCTACTTTTTGATCGACAGCTGTCAGATGAAGAATTAAAAAAAATCACGTTATTATAAAAAATTGAGAGAACTATGGTTTACAAAACAATCTACACCGAACTTGGCCTTGCCCTAGTATCACAAGCTGTCAGTCAACAACGCACCATTGAACTCACCCACTTTGCCGTGGGTGATGGCGGTGGTAACTCAATTCAGCCTAACGAGAACATGCGTCAATTGGTTCGTGAAAAATACCGTGCAACCATCAACCGCATTTATCAAGATCCTGAAAACGAAAACAAATACACTGCTGAAATGATTATTCCAGTGACGGTCGAAGGCTTTGTGGTTCGTGAAATTGCTTTATTTGACCGTAATAGCAATATGGTGCTGGTTGGTAATACACCTGAAGTTCACAAGCCAACACTTGCAGAAGGTGTCACACAAGATTCGGTTTATCGAATTCCCTTCGTGATTTCAAACCCTGAAGTACTTGAACTAAACTTTGACCCAAACGTGATCATTGCAACGCATCAATGGATCCTGAATACACTGACCCCTGCAAATATGTTTCCAGGCGGTACAAATGGTCAAGTGCTGAAGAAAAAATCCAATGCCGATGGCGATACAGAATGGGCAGATGCTGGATCTGCAGAAGTATTTGTCAACACGATTGAAGAAGAACAGTCATTGGTTGCTGATCAACTCATTGTAGATCTGAGTGAAACCACCACCACTGGTGCAGCAGTTTATATCAATGGCGACCGTATTACCAATAAATCCGGTGCTGATGGTTGGCTTGCAACGACAGCCACACGGATCACTTTAGGCAAAGCTTATCCTGGTGCAAAAATCCTGATTGTTCAAAATGAACCACTAGGTGCAGCGCCCTACCCATTGGCACAAAAAAATAATCTTTCAGATGTTTTAAATAAGCCGTTGGCACGTCAAAACTTGGGTGTCATGAGTGCAGATGAAGCAAAATTTAATGACTGCCCTCCTGGTACTGTCATCATGTTGGCTGCAAAAAATATTCCAACAGGCTATCGTTTATTAAAATGTAATGGTGCCGCTTATTCACGTACGGCATATGCAGAACTATTTGCAGCCATTGGCACATTTTATGGTGCAGGTGATGGTGTAAATACCTTTAATGTGCCTGATGCACGTGGTGAATTTCCACGTTTTGCCGATGATGGTCGGGGTATTGATGCTGGTCGTGTAGTGGGAAGTAAACAGTCACAACAAGTTCTCAAGCATAAACACCACTCATTCGGTGAAAACTTAGTAAACAGTATGTGGATCTTCGGACGTTCAACTAAAAATGGTTATTTAGGTACCAATGGCGGTTTAGACCGTGACAACTTCCTTTATTACACCAGTGATGGTACCGAATACGACGGTGACAATCCAAACCCTGCTGGAACTGTGGGCAATGAAAACCGTCCACGTAACATCGCTTTACTTGCATGTATCCGCTATTAAGGAATGAAACATGAACCAGATTACCGTGTATCAAACCAATTATTCAGGTCTATTTGTCGGTGAATCGTTGGCAGATGAATCACCGCTTGAACCTGGTGTATTTGCCATCCCTGCAGGTTGTGTCGAGACGGCACCACCTGAAAGTTGGCAAGAAGACCAATGGCCACGTTGGAATGGATTTAAGTGGGAACTCATCCCAAAACCTGAAGTTCAGCAGGTAATATCGCCTGAAGAAAAATTGGCTGAGTTTTTGGCACAAAATCCAGATGTCATGTCTTTAATTAATAAACAATAGTGAATAATGAAAATTACTGAGTAAATCGCAAGAATGAACCAAAATCTTAAACTGAGATTGCGGTTCATGAGCGATATTTTTTTACATGGGATTCAAAACGTCACAGTAGATGATGGTTCACGTCCCATTACCACTGTTCGAAGTTCAACTATTGGTATTATTGGGACGGCTCCAGATGCTGATCCTCTAATTTTCCCTTTAAATAAACCTGTATTGATTGCAGGTTCTCGACTTGAAGCGGCCAAGTTGGGCGAAATTGGTACTATGCCTCAAGTCATTGATTCTATTTTTGATCAAATTGGCGCCGTGTTGGTGGTAGTGCGAATAGAAGAAGGCGAGACAGATGTTGCAACGTTGGCCAATGTCTTAGGTGGTTTTGATGCAAACACGGGTACTTATGAAGGTGTGCATGCTTTTTTAGCTGCAGAAAATATTGTGGGCTTCGTGCCTAAAATTTTAATTGCGCCAGGTTTCACACATACACGAACAGCTGCTGCGGGTGAAACTCCTGCAATCTCAAATCCAGTCGTGGCTGAACTTAATGGTATCGCCGAACGATTAAAAGCAGTGATTATTGCAGATGGCCCAAATACAAATGATGCAGATGCAATTGCATACTCAAAAGACTTTGGCTTTAAGCGAGTGTTTTTGGTAGATCCTAAAGTTTTAAAAACGGTTGGCGGTGAAACATCATCAGAATGGGCAAGTGCCTGTGTTGCTGGCCTTATTGCCAAATCAGATAATGAGCGTGGTTGGTGGTGGTCTCCATCGAATCAGGAAATTAACGGTATTATTGGAACTTCACGAGCGATTGATTTTGCAATGGGTGACGCTAGCTGCCGTGCAAATTTACTGAATGAAAACAACATCGCCACTATTATTCGGCAAAATGGATATCGCCTTTGGGGTAACCGTACGCTTTCAAGTGATAAGAAATGGGCTTTCCTATGTGTTGTCCGTACAGCAGATATGATTGATGAATCTTTAAAAGCTGCCCACTTATGGGCTGTAGACCGCGGTATTACAAAAACGTATGTTTCCGATGTGATTGAAGGTGTGAATGCATATTTACGTTATTTAACGAATATTGGTGCAATCTTGGGCGGTTCATGTTGGGCAGATCCTGATCTAAATTCAGCAGATCAAATTGCGCAAGGGAAGGTGTATTTTGATTTTGACTTTACCCCTGTGTATCCAGCAGAGCACATCATTTTCCGTTCTCACTTGGTCAATGACTATATCAAAGAGATTTTTTCTTAAGGGGTATTTGAAATGGGTGTAGCACAAGATATTCGCAAAAATTTTAATCTCTTTGTAGATGGTAAAGGTTTCGCAGGTAATACTGATGAAGCCAATATGCCAGAACTAGCTCTTCAAACTGAAGAATATCGAGCAGGCGGTATGGATGCGCCAATCGATATCACCATGGGAATGGAAAAGCTAACTGCAGATTTTACTTTGAATTCTCACAGCAAAGACGTGCTCTCGTTGTTTGGGATCAAAGAGGGAGTTACAAAGTCATTTACTGTACGTGAAGCGATGGAGTCATTTGACGGTACTGTAACGCCTGTCGTGCATAATCTTACAGGGAAAATCATTAAGATCAGTCAGGGCACTTCCAAGGCTGGTGAAGCACCAAAAGATAAATATGATTTGTCTTTGACCTATTACAAGCAGACGATTGGCAGCGACATTGTTCATGAAATTGATGTGATCAACATGGTTCGTATTATTAATGGTGTTGATATTTTGGCAGATATTCGTTCAGCATTAGGAATGTAAAAGATGGAAAACCAAGAAAACGTAAAAAAAGAATATATCCAAGAAGGTGAAGGCAAAAATACAATTGAATTAAGCCGTCCTTATGGTGGCATTCAACATGTTGAGATGCGTGAGCCAACTGTACAAGATTTATTGACTGCTGAATTACAAAGCAAAGGCAAGTCTAGTGCAGAGCAAGAAATCACAATGTTCGCAAATCTTTGTGAAATTGAACCTGACTTTATTAAAGGTCTTGGTTTACGTGATTATGGTCGCATTCAGGATTCATATCGACTTTTTACATCATAAGTGCAAATGACATTCGCCAGCTTGTGATTGCACTATCATCATTTACATCATGGTCACTTACTGAAGTTGAGAGATTACCAATTTCAAGATTGATCTGGTGGTGTGATGGATTACCAAGAGAAACCGCTTAAGTGCGGTTTTTCTTTGCATAAGTGAATAATGAATAAAATGCATTAAAAATAACAAAATGGCACATTGGTTTAAGTGTGTCAGATGCAATGTCAAATAAGAAATTAAATGCCATTATCACGATTGGTGGTGAAGTCGCAGGATCTTTACGCACTGCAATTGGCAGTACGACTTCTCAATTAGGAAAAATCGGTTCTGAAATTCAGCGTGTTAAAAAACAGCAATCTATGCTTGGCGAATCTATTCGTACATTTGGGAGCATGGGTAAGAATGTTGATAATTTACGCTCAAGATATTCAAGTGTAACTGATGAATTAAATCGTTTAACACGTGCACAAGAAAAACTAACTAAGGTTGAATCTTCAAGAGTTAAAAACCAACAAAAGCTTCATGAACTTACTAGCCAGATTGGATCGACAGTAGCAACTGCAGTTTCACTTGGTGCACCTATTGTTATGGCTGCTAAATTTGAAACAGCAATGCTTGGTATTGCCAAACAATTAGATGGTGCTCGTGATGAAGGTGGAAAGCTGACGAAAGTTTATTTTGACATGCAGAAGCAAGTTCAAATTCTCGGTCGAGAGCTTCCAATTGCAACCAATGAAATTGCATCTATGGTCGCTGAATCATTAAAAATGGGTGTAGGCAAAAAAGATGTAATTGAATTTACAAAAGTGGTTGCTGAAATGGGAACTGCATTTGAATTGCCGGTTGATCAACTTGCTCAAGACATGGGTAAGATTGCCAATATGTATAAAATCCCAATCAAGAATATTGATGATTTAGCCGATACCATTAACTATCTTGATGATAAAGCAATTGCATCCGGTAAAGATATTATTGATTTTATGCAGCGTGTTGGTGGTACTGCATCAATGGTCAAAATTTCAGATAAAAATACTGCTGCATTAGGTTCTACATTATTAACACTCGGTGAAAAAGCAGAAACTTCAGCAACAGCAATTAATGCCGTGTTCTCAAAACTTGGTGCTGCAAATACACAATCAAAACCATTTAGAGCGATGGTTGAAGAATTAGGCTTAACAACAGGTCAGTTAGGTCGTGGTATGCAAACCGATGCAATTGGTACCATTTTTGAAGTTATGGATAAAATTAAACAGCTTCCAAAGGTTGCCAAAGATGGACAAACCTCTCAGATCGATGCTGTTGCTACACTCTTTGGTGCTGAACATTGGGATACATTCTCTAAGCTTATGGAGAACCGGGCTGAACTTGAAAAACAGTTAAGGCTGTCTACCAGTAAAGAAGCCGGTGGCAGTATGAGCCGAGAGTTTGAAGCAAGGATGCAAACAACTGAGGCACAATGGCAGACATTTAAAAACCGTGGATCTGAAGTAGCTGTAAACATTGGTAGTGTTTTACTACCTGCTGTAAATTCAGTGATGTCTAGTATTGGTAGTGTTGTTTCTAAATTTGCTGATTGGTCTCAAGAACATCCAAAACTCACAAAAGCAATTATAACTACGGTGGTTGCATTAGGTGCACTTAAAGTTGGGGCATTAGTTGCCAAGTTAGCTATCTTTGCAATTAAGTCACCTATTTTATCTTTGGTTAGTGACTTTACTCGTTTATCTGCTTCAGGTGGATTTATCGGAAGGGCATTTAAAGCTTTGCTTAATCCAATTGGCCTTTTACGTTCATCATTTAGCATGGTTGTGCCAATCGTTAAACAAGTTGGCTTTATTCTTTTACGTACGCCGTGGGGACTTGCCGCAGCAGCTGCAGTTGCAGCAGGTGTTTTGATCTATAAATATTGGGACCGAATCAAAGCATTCTTTAGTGGTTTTTGGACTGGATTGAAACAGGGGATTGCACCTGTAGTTACATCATTCACTGATCTTTATAAATCTATGTCATGGCTTCATCCTGTTGTCGAATTGATTGGTCGTGGGATTGGGATTGTTTACGACTGGTTTATGAAGCTGATATCACCGGCTAAAGCAACTGAAGAACAACTAAAGACAGCCACTAGTGCAGGCGAGTCATTTGGTAAGGTAGTTGGGACAGCGATTGAATGGATCCTAAAACCAATTACGACATTGGTCGATGCTCTATCTTGGATTCATAAAAATATTGGTGGAATTATTGGTAAGGTTGCAGATCTTGCAAATAAAGCACCGACTATTGGCGGATTCTTTGGTGCTGTAAAAAGCTCTTTAGGTTTTGGTAATTCAAAAGCACCAGCAAAAGCACAGCCAGCAGCAGTACCATACCGAACAGGAGTAGCTCCACAAATTAGAGGAGCTAATACAAAGAGTATTGTTTCTCAACCAAATATAACCAACTCTTTTACGGTTAATGCTGCACCAGGTCAAAACCCAAATGAAATTGCTAATTTGGTCATGCAAAAGATTAACCGTGTAAAAGGTGTGTCTCAACGCGGTTCAATGTTAGATGTGGGGTATAGCCAATAATGAAAGGTCAAATATTCGGTACATTCCTAACAATGATGAAGTTGGGTACATTTAGATTTTGTATTTATACCGCTGCATATCAAGAGTTGAATAGAACTACAAATTATAAGTGGGGAGAACAAGCAGTCTTTGGCGATTGGGACAACTTACAATATTTAGGACCTGGTGAGGATGCCATATCATTAACAGGTGTGGTTTATCCTGAATTTAAGGGTGGTACAGGTCAGATAGATGATTTAAGGGCATTAGCCGCTACTGGACAGCCTCAATTGCTCGTCAGTGGCACCGGTAAAATTCTTGGGTATTGGGTAATTGGCAGTATTACTGAAGGTCAAACTAAATTCGCTGCATTTGGTGTGCCGCGCCGTCAAGAATTTACAATCAATATGCGCAAGTATTCGGATACTGCAGGGCGATTAGGTCTGCTTAATACAATTATGAATGCATTGAGGTAATTGATATGGCTCAGTATTTAACGAAAGAAGGCGATATGCTAGATGAAATTGCATATCGGTATTATGGCAGTACCAATAACCAGGTTGTAGAAAACATTATTAATGCAAATTTTGGTATATCAAACTATGGACCTATTTTACCTGCAGGTGTTTTGATTGAATTGCCAGAGGTAAGACAAACAACAGAAAAGCGTAAGGTGAAATTATGGGATTAATGCCGTGCTTTTCAGTGGTTGCCAACGGTACCGATATTACAAGCCTTATTGCTGATCTTTATGAATATGTATCAATTACAGATGGTACTGGATATGAATCAGATACATGTGAAGTATCTTTAATTGATGATCCTATGCGACCAATTGATCTACCAAAGAAAGGTGCTGAGTTAAGAATCTCTATGGGTTATGACTTGGCTATGGTAGATATGGGGCTTTTCATTGTCAGTGAAATTTCTTTATCTGGTCCACCTGAAAAAATGATTATTCGTGGCCGTGCGGTACCACAGCTTACCAGTAAAAATGGCATTACATCTTTATCATCTCAAAAATCACGATCATGGCCAAAGGACACGGCTATCTCTGCTGTGGTGAGTAAAATTGCAAAAGAGCATGGTCTTGATCCACTGGTAAGTGAAGCAGTCGCACAAATTAAGTTGCCACATTTTGATCAATCAGATGAATCAGATTTAAACTTTTTACTACGTATTGCCAAACGCTATGATGCTGTTTGCAAACCTGCAGGTGGAAAACTGCTATTTGTAAAACGTGGTGATATCGATTTGCCAGTATTGACGATTGCAAAAGAAGAAGTCAGTGATTGGGAAATGACTTCGAGCTCAAGTGATAGTGCTGGAACTGTCATTGCTTATTGGCATGATAAAAAAGGTGCCAAAAAGAAAGAAGTCAAAGTTGGTGATGGTGAACCTGTCAAAAGACTAAGACATAGTTATCAAGATGAAAAAAGCGCACAAGCAGCTGCTCAAGCATCACTTGATCAATCGCGCCGTGGTGAGGAAAGACTCAGTTTAAACTTACCGGGTAACCCTGAAATTTCTGCTGAAAAACCTTTAACACTGATTAACTTTAGAGAGGGTATTGCTGGTGATTGGATCATTGAGCAAGCCACTCATAGTATCGATAAGGGAGTAGGGTTTAAAACTTCACTTGGGGCGGTAAAGAGTTTGAAGGATGATGAATCATGAAAAATTTTCTAGCTAAATTGTTTAATTGTAGATGCAGTAATTGTGAAAATAAGCAGGATGGTTACCAACCATTAGGAAGAGTAAATCAGCCACATATAGCACCATCTTCACCAGTACCAAAATTTACACCGCCAAAACCTAGACCACCTAGGAAACCTTAATTTTGGAAATACGTCTTCAGGAAAAATAATTGTGGCAAGGCTTCACCCTTTCGGATTTCAAATCTGATATTTCGCCATTTCAAATGCGGAATTCAAAAAATCAAATTTTCTTTCATCTCGCCATTGGTTTCAAAGGATTGGATTTTAAATCTAACCCTTCCAAAACTCATGGAAGAAGGCAGCTAAAAAGCTGCTTTTTTCTGTGTCAGAATGTCCAGTGTTTTCGGTATTTTCGATAATTGTTTTGCATTTATTTTGCATTTATTTTGCAGGAGTTTTTAATAAACATAGAAAAAACAGAAAGTTAATATAAGATTTTTGGACTTTATTGATATTTGTTATGTATCGATAATAAAAAAGCCCTTAATTATAGAGGGCTTTTTTATTAAAAATGTCTATAGCTTTCTTTGTAGTAAATATACTTAAGTTGCTGGAATGCTATGAAACTCCCAATGGAAATTGGTGTCATAATAACTAGAAGCAAAATCAGATTGGCAACAAACAAGTGCTCAAAAATATATAGTTCAAGGTTTGGGTATATGAAATATGCCGCACTAAATACAGTTGGATAAAATTTAAATAACGCAAAAGAAATAGCAGCTCCAAATACTGCAATCCCTACCGCTTGAGCTTTCCCACTTAAAAAGCAATTAGCAACCCAAACAAAAAAACGAATAATAAGATCCAT